AAAATCTCAGGAAACGCAATGCGCGACGGGGATGCAGTAATGACAGGTGCAGCAATAGTTAACGCAGGAAGTGCAACAGGCACAGCAAGCAACTTCTGTGTATATGATACCGACCTATCAGTACAACCAGGGAACTCTTGTGAGATCTCCATTGCTGGAACTGATGACGCAACAGTAAGTGCAGCAGTAACGCTAACTTTCGCAGCTTAGAGGCATAGTATGCCTTTAGTTGGCGGTGGCGGTTCTCCAAACGTAGCAGGGTCAAACCCTTCTGGTACAGGTACTAGTGTAAACTTTTTAAGATATTCTGAAAAAACCTTAGTATACGGCTACAGCGGAGCGTTAACTGTAACTGGCGGTAGTGATGTTGTAGCTTTAAAGTTTACAACTGGTAATGAAGCTATAGATGGGAAAGTAATGGTACAGTATATGGGCGACGCTGCAGACGGTGACGATTCAATATTCAAAGTAAGAATGGATACTCAACGTGTAATTGGCGCATTAGTAGGTACTAATCATGGCGGAGCAAACCCAGCATTAGGCCCAGAAAACTGGATACCTATAGTAATACCACCATTTACCAACGTAGAAATGGCATTTAGGATGTTAAGTGGCGGCGGATCTATTGATTTGGGAGTTACATTAATAGGAGAAGCATATGCCTAAGAAGAAACTAACTAAAGCCCAGGTTAAACGTAAGCTAAAAACTATAATGACTGCAAGTTATGATCTAGTACTAGATAAGATGGGACATGCAGATAGCAAAGTACCTATGTCATTAAACAAAGTACTAGAACTTAATAGAACTGTAACAAGTCAGTTTAACCGCGTTAAATGAGCACTACAATATACAATGTCGAACTCCCGAAGTGGTTTAATGACAAACGATCAGTGGAGCAGCTTCTTGTCAGATTGGTGCTGGCATATCTTACAGGAAAAGAAACAGGTGTCCTCTGATGCCTTACGCACTCATACCCGATGGTTACTCTCTAAAACAAGTAACAAAGCTACAGAAACAAGCAGTAGACGCAAAACGTCGCCATGACAATGTTATGGCCTTGTTAAACAACGAAAATACGCCCCTGGTTATTGGTGGTGTTGTTGCTGGGTTGTTTGCATCTAAACTTGCAAGTTCTATTATTGGAGATCTACAAGAAGAGGGAGTGCAGTTAACTGAGAGCGTGCAAGAAAAAATAAAAGAGTCTGCATCTAAATTGGAAACTGCTTATTTGCTTAATCCTTTGACTGGTCCCCTAGTAATAAGTGCCAGGGCGTTAGAAGGGTTTGAGTTGCCATCTGCAAAAGAAATAGAGAAGAAATTAAGGGGATTGGGAATATGAACATTATTACACTTTTACAACTGTTGGTAGACTCGGGGGCGGTCTCACCAAAAGCTCCCACCGAGTCTGCCACGTTGAAGAAACGAAGAGAATTTATTGAGTTAGGCTTAAAACGCCCTGACTAGTGGTAATACATGGAAATTGATGCCTACACACTGTTAGCTTATGCCTTAATCTGGACAATATTTTATTTTTTTTTGTCACACTATATCGCAGAATTATCAAGGAAGCGTTGGACAAATTGGATACAGTCCGACGATAGCGACGAAATATTAATGGAAGCCCTAGAGGTTATTGTTAATGAGATAGAGGATCGCATGCATGATAAATTAGAATCCTTTCAGTCTTCTTTTTTTGGGTCTCTGGGCGCAGCATCTAAGAAACTAGATGACGCTACAGGCGCATCTACAATAAAAGCATTAACAAAAGACAACCCGATGATGGGCTTTGTGGCCGAATACATGATGAAAAGGGGCAATTTAGGGGGTTTAATGGCCTCAGAAGGCCAAAACACCCCCCCTAAACAACCCCAGAACAGCGATAAACTAGGGCTCAAATAGTCTTTTTTTATGTAAATATCATTAAAACTAGTGTAGTACTTATATTTATTTTAAATATTTTATTTAAGTAACGACAGACTTATATATCTATTGTTATTTATGTAAAATGGTGAGACATTGTTTGATAAGAAAGAAAAACAACTAATTCGTTTAGTTGAAGTACTAGCACTGTCAGCTTTATTGCAGGCGAGCCCATCAAAGAAAGTAGAAAAGAGATTGAAAGAGATCGCTTTTCCTTTGGAGATAGATTTATGATTTGTATTAGTTGTGAAAAGAAAGTAGTAAGCAAAGAAGATTATGTTGGCGTTCAAAGTGGCGTATGGGTATTGTGTAAGGGGTGCGCATGATTTGTAAACGTTGCGAGATGCAGATATACGGACACGCACGCGCTACAGAAGATTATTGCAGACACTGTTACCAGGCGGTGAAAAATGGGTGCTAAAAGAGATCGCGTAGCTAAGGAAACTGTAACTATAAGACTAGAACCTAATACCAGGGTATTGGTTGAGGAAATGAAAAAAGCATATCAGCAGATGAGTTTTAATAGTGGTTCCTTTAGAAAGTGGACTAATTCCCTTATAATCGAGCAGGCTATACAGATGTACTATCTTAAAAAGAAGCGCGAACACATTGACCCTACTAGATGCGGCAGCTGTGACACCAAGTTTAAGTAGCTACTCAATAATGAGTATCTCGGGGTGCCCGTAGGCAACACCCCCACAAGGACAAACATGGCACCAAGACGAAAAAAGAGAACAGCACGCAGAAAGCGATCCTTTTCTGTTAATCTAATAGAAACGGGGGCAGGTCTAGCATTCTTAGACGCTGCAAACGCAGGCACAGCAGTAAAACAAGCACTAGGTAAAGAGGGACCAGCAGTAGCATTAACAACTTTATCAAGCGCATTTAAAACAAATAAAGACACTATGATTAGAATTGGAGCAGGAGCACTAGCAGCTAAATTGGTTGTTGGCAGTCTTGGAGGATCCAAAATACTCGGGGCTATCGGACCCCTTAAACTCCGTGCATAAGGAAAAAACATGGGCGCAATATTAGTCACAAGAACAGAAAGTCAACTAAGTTTAACCTCATCGTTCCAAGCAATGGATAATTTGGGAGGGGCTAGCGTCTCATCCTCTTTTACTGTTGCCAGTGGAATGGGAGCCATTAAACAAGTAGCAATAGCAGTCACAGCAGATGGCGCAGAAGAAACAGTACCAGTTGTTAAAATCTCAGGAAACGCAATGCGCGACGGGGATGCAGTAATGACAGGTGCAGCAATAGTTAACGCAGGAAGTGCAACAGGCACAGCAAGCAACTTCTGTGTATATGATACCGACCTATCAGTACAACCAGGGAACTCTTGTGAG